GTGATTTAATCAACGTTGATCCTTTGTTTGAGAGCGATCATCACATAGTGATCGACGATCCGATCAAATCAATGTTTACAAGAGAGGGTGTAAACAGATTTAAATATTTTGTTCCTCCTAAAAAAAATCGCTAAAAAACTTTCTGCAAGATTTTCTATTTAGACACGATCACATCCGCACAAATCGCAGCATATGGTGATTGCGGGTGAAACTCGATACCATTTTTCTTGGCTTCGCCGCACTTCAAAAGACGAACCAACTCAAAATCCAGTCGAGCTTTTGCGGTCTCCGCTTGTTGTCGGTTTATTTCTGTTTTTACTCTTTCCTTACAAAGACTCTGCAATCCCCCATCCAGAGGAAATGTTAAAGTCATTGCCATCCCGGGATTCACGTTATGAGATTGATAACTTTCCGGATCTTGATTTCCGTTTATTGTTCCATATACAAATGGTGAAAAGTTCAAAGAAGGACCCTGACAAGATATTCCTGCACCGTAAGTGTTTGTCATGTAGGGTCCATTTAATACTTGAACCGCTTGATTAGTTACACTTCCTGTCGAAGTTGCGGATGGTCCAGCAATGTTTGTAACTGGTTTTTGTTCTTCTGCATGCGCGACGCCGAAAACTACTGCGTAAATACCGACAGCGAGTTTGTGACAGATTCTTGATAGGTTTTTCTTTCGATCCAAGTTTCTCGTGCTACTCCCGGACCCAGTATGGTCTCGCTAAACTGAAAGGGAGCTCCTTGAGTTTGAATGGTGTAGTTCGCGCCCGGATGTGGGTTAGCAGGGATGTTTATATTAGTTCCTGTAACTGTGTACGAAGTTCCGGTTGTGTAGTCAATCTGCCGAATCGACTCCGCGAACTCGGTTTTTGTGTTTGTAGTGCTTGTTACCGTACCCCGCGTAAAGTTGGGCACAACACTTTCTGCCTCTGCCGCCATTCCCAGGAACAGCGAGCAAAGAATCAGTAAGATCCTCACTTAAATACTGAAAGCTCGATTGAACGCTGTCCCACAGCCTCAGTGTTTGCACCACCTGCTGTGATTGTTGGAACGCCAGTTCCAGATAACGAACCTGCGAGAGACCCAGCGGTTCCACCTGCTTGAACAGTTGTGGCAGTGCCCGCAGCGGCAGAGGTCTCTGAGAATGTAAATGCTTGACCGTTGGTATTGATCCCGTAACTTCCCGCTGTGCCAACTCCACCGAGTGTGCTGACATCAATGTTCGAACCCGATACGGAATAGGAGGCGCTCGAGGGTTCGGTGATTGTGATTTGCGGATTCACTTTAAGTGAAACACTGTCGGTAATCCTGCTTGTAATCTCTGCGGCATTTGCGGTGCCAGCAAGCAGAACGATCGCAGTCAATAAGACTTTTTTCACGGAGCTTGGGTTTTCGATGAACGAATAACAGCAGTTGCCTCAGCTTTAGGTTCGGATTTAGGTTCCGGTTTTGGAGGTGACTTTGGCTCTGGTTTTGGTTCCTGTTTTTCGTCTTCCTCGTCTTCTTGGTTCTTTCTTGCTTGAACTCCGAAGTTCGCCAGAATACTGGTAAAGATGCCAGCAGTAAAGGTGGTGTCAGCGTTCTTAAGAACACCGACCCACCCTGCTGTGAGGATTCCTGCCGACCACACCAAAACCGTAACTTGGACGATGGTGGGGATGCAGGTTCTTTTCATTCTTCTCGTGCGTGGTTTTGCGGATCTGGGCTTGATTCCCATTTCTCACACGCTAACAACTGATAAGTTTTACCCGATCATTTGGAAGCTTGAATGAACCAACCTGAGCCAGGACCTTCAACGGTCCAACGCTTTGCCAGGAGATTCTTGCTGTACTTTTTCTTTTTGCCGTCGGTGCTGGGATAAGTTCCGGAGGCGTTGTCAATCTCTCCCCAAGGATCATTAACAATGTAATCCTCACCATCCTTACCGATGACGATCAGCCAGTGCCCACCGCCAGAAGGAGCGCTAGCAGGGCCATGATGGAGAATACCCACAGGAACTGGAATGCCTTGGGCGAGGAGGGCGTCAAGGGTTCCGAGGGATCCGTTTGTTTTGAAGGAGGCTGTGATTCCAAAGTGCTTCAGCGTTTGAACTTGAACAGCAGCGTCGGTGCTATCCCCACGCTTGAATACTTGCTCTACATACTTGTCGTCGCCCTTGGCGCCGGGGAGGGTTCCAGGCTTGAGGCACTCGGTGAGCATCGCGCAGCTACTGGAGAAACAGGTCCGGCTAGCATCACGATAGTTGTCACGCTGGCTGAAATAAGGAACAGCGAGGACCGGAGGGGTGGGAGCCTTCTCACGATAGGATTTCACCCACTCAGCTTCGTCAGTCAGCAGATCGGGGTCAAGCTTTTCGATAGCGGCGAAGAGCTCGTTGTATGCTTCCCGGTGCTTAGGGTTGCTGGTATCAGCGTAAAAAGCGAAGTCAAAAAACTTCTTTGCGTCGAATTTTGCCATGATAATTCAGGATTTCCAAACAGCACCTTCTTCGGTGCGACGTTTCCGGAGCCCTTCTTCGAAAGCCGATCCGGGATTACGGTACTTGAGTAGAGTGGTTGGGACGTTTGCGTAGTTTTTATCGCGCAGATCACGGGTGATTGAGCCAAAGTTGGACTCATCACCGTAGAAATGTGCGCCAAGATTATACGCGAAGCTAATCAGAGCGGACTTTTGTCCGTCGGTCAAACCGTTCCAGTTGGGAATGGACTTCTCCAGCACAGAGACAAATGATTTATCTACGACGGTACGCAGATACTCTTCGCCTTTCTCTTTGCTGATTGCAGCATCCGACATGGACACTTTGCGACCATCAGGGTAGAAGGTACAACCGTAGCCAATTGTTGCCACACCTGCGGGACAGATATAAGGTTCTGCGCGCCAACCTTCGTATTTTTTAATAAGGTCGAGAGCTTGTTTGGGGACACGGGCACCGGATGATTTTGGTGCAGCAGCTTCTTTGCGCCACTCGGCTTCGAACTTGGTTTTAATGTCTTCCGGGCAGTTTTTGTCGAGCCACTCTAAAGCAGCATCTTGCTGAGGCTCGCCGTTGTAGTACTTCGCTACGTTTTTGAATGAAATGGCCATAATAAAAAAGGGAGGGTTGCCCCTCCCCCAGAACTATTTAACGAACGGAATCTTTTTGATTAATTCCACAACTGGCTTCATGGCGTTGAGTAGTGTCTCAATCCGTTGAGCAGTTAAGATTAAAAGATCTAACTTCTTCTCTAGAGCGTCTACTCGCTTGGTAATCGGTTGAAGTCCCTCTTCAAGTTCTTGCTTTAGGAAAGCACCAGGGTCACCCGATTTAGCAATGTCGCCAACCAGTTTGTCAATCATCAGTTTTCCTCTGATACTTTAACTTCAACAACACGAGCGTCACGTTTCGGGATGCGAATGGTCAGCAGACCGTGCTTCAGAGAAGCACTAGCATCGTCAGCGGAAAGCCGCTGACCGATCGTAACGTAGGCATTACCACGAGGAGTTTCAACAGAGAGTGATCGACCTTCGATGCGAACTTTCACATCGGCGGGCTCAACACCAGGGACCTCAATCTCTGCGACTGCAGCGTTATCCTCGCTAAGAATGCGATAGTTAAGTGCTGTGTTTCGCGAGACTGGGGTCTGGACCTGAGCGAGCTGGTTGAACAGCTGATCGAACTCATTGAACAGAGGGTTGCGAATAATAGCGTTAGTCATGGTATCTCAGGGCGCAAAGCGCAAAAGGTGAGACGAGGCGATTGCCTCACACTTATTATACCCTTAGTCTTCTTTAGTAAATTTTGCTGGAGTTTTGCTCGGTGCAGTTTTAACGGCGTCGTGAATGTTAACTTTAATGCTTCGGGAAGCTGGGACGGGCGCGGACGGGACGGTCACAGTTAAGAGTCCCCACTGAGCATCCGCTTTAATTTTTAACGTGTCGATTGTTGGGTCGACGGAGTATATAAACTCCCCGAGTTCGCAACTAACTGTGAGAATATTACTTTTGCAATCTACCTCAACAGTAGAAGGATCAACTCCTGGAATCTCTACTTTAATGGTTGTTCCAGACTCGTTGTGGATAATTTCGTTTTTCAGGGGAATGGCCGATTTGACATCGGCATCTGTTCCAAGGTGTGGTTGAGCACTAGTCAGGTTTCTTGCGAAGACAGGCATGGTGTTTAAAGTGTTTTAGTTATTTTACCCCGGTGGGTGATTGTGGCGGTTGTGGGGAAGTTCCTTTACAACGTTTACGAGTCGCGGCTGCTTTTTTAGCTGCTTCGGAACGAACAGCAGAGGACACAGAGTCTTTACCTTGGTTCGCTTGAGCTCGAGCCTTATCTGCTTTCTGCTGGTTTTGTGTTCGCGGTTGACTCTGCATCTTTCTTTTCTCTCTTTGCCCGCATTCCCCCTCTAGAGGGTTCAACTGACCCTCCGCATATAGCATCTCGTTGACAAGATCGATCGAAGTTTTCGAAAATCCGTCGATGTTTATCATCCCAATGCTCGCATTCCAAATACTTCTTTGCTCGATCCTGCCTGGGGATTGGCTGGTCCTCGCGGATAGGACACAGGAGAGAGCATCTCGGAGTCCGAGTTGACTTTCAGTTTGCCCATGTCTCCTGGCCCTTTTCCGATGCGGAGTTGACCACGACTTTTCTTTTTACTTAAACCTGTGTGATAGTTCTCTGGGTTCTGTGGACCTGGTCCTTTTCCGGTCTTGAACTGATCTTTCCAATCAATCTCCCCATAGAGCAACAGCTCTACACTCGCCAGTGCGTCAGGTGAGAACCCAGGAATATCCATTACATTGCAGGAGACGAGGATGACTTCTTGCTGTTCTTGATGAACGACTCCGCGAACATCTCAGCGACTGCGTTTGCGGTTTCTTCGGAGTAACCGAGGCTTTTCAGAGTCTCGACATACTTACTCTTACCGCAAGCAGACAGAGCGATTGCCAGTGCCTGCTTACGATCTGTTACGACTTTACCGCTCTTACCGGAGTGCAAGTCTCCGGACTTGAAGCGACGCATTTCTTCCCCAACGCAGTCAGGACCTTTCTGAACCGGCATCAGCTTTTCTTAGCGAACTTGCCGAGGAGGTTCTTGCCCAGATTGATAATCAGCTGGAGGGTAGAGTTAGCCTTCAGTTTATCGTTAGCGGCAATGTATTGCTCGAAAGCAACCCACAGAGCTAAGATCCAGGTTCCGTTGGCTTCCAGGAAAGCCAGTAAAGCGGCGAGAGACATGGTTTCTCCTATAACTATTCGGTTTTACCCTCGAGCTTTTCAACGTGGTCTCGGAGTTGAGTGACCTGATGCGCGAGTTTGCTCATGATTGAAAGAGCTTCGGTGAGAAACTCTTCGAGCTCTTCTCGCGACAGTTCGTGCAATCGACGACGTATTGATAGAACGCGAAACTCCGTCTCAATCGGTAACGGAGTTAGAGAAAACTTCTCCGGCGAGTCCATGTGCGATTCCTTGAAGTTCGTAAAACTTTTCTGCAGCCCACTCGCGCTCCTCTTCGCTAACATTCGCACCTTCGATATATTTCATGAGCATCGTCATCTCTGCTTCGGTCAACGAGCGGATTTGAGCAATGAGCTCAGGAGAGAGCAGGGTTGCTTTATGCTCTTCGAAGTCATACACGAACTCGGGAGTAACCCAGTCGTCAGGGGAGCTATCGTAGGATACATGGTAGTTGTTTGCTGACATTTCACAATGCAGCACCTTTGTTTCATCGAGTCCCAGAATGTCTGCGACCTCTTGATAAGTCTTGCCTTCCTGCACCAGCTCAGATACTTGATTCTTATAGTTGGCAATCCAGCGAGGAGTGCGAACCATACGCGAGTAATCACGAAGAGCATGCTGGATGTATCCGCGAGCGGTATTCCAAGCGTAGGTGCTGTACTTTACGTTCATCTCTGGTTTGTAGCGAGTTGCAGCAACACAGAGTGCGAAGTTTGCGATTGACTCAAGATCCTCTCGCGTCAGCGATCCCGTGTGACCACCTGTCAGGCATTTGGCACCGTATGCCAGACGACCCGAGATCCACTTATGCTCTTCTACGAGCGCCTGTTGCTCGGGCGTCAGGCTGGGGTACTTCTTGTAACGGCGGCGTGTCATTTTACGCTTCGCAGGAGAGGCAGTCGGCATACGTTTGTTCTGTAGGTTGATGTTTTAAGTTGATGTAGTCAGTGTAACCGCCGATATGTTTCTTATAGAGCCACATTTGAGGAACCGTTTTCCATTCTGGATTCCAGTATCCTTTCTCTTCTGCTTCTTTCTTTGTGATCTCTTGGTAGTGTATTCCTTCTGTGCGAAGTAACTCTTTAAGTTTTTCACACCAGGGACACTCTGCGCGAGTTACGATAAGAGCCGGGACTACTTTTTTCTGAGTGAGAAGTGAGGAGGACTTGAGGTAATAAAGGGATTTCAAACCCATTTTCCAAGCCGACAGGTGTAACCGCATGATGTATGCGGGATCCGACTCAGGATCTACGAATAAGTTTAGCGATTGACCCTGGCAGATAAACTTTTGCCGATCGGCTGCTTGTTTAATCAACTCGAACTGATCGATTTCACGGGCGGTTTGAAAGACCTCTTTTTCTTCATCGCTCAAGCACTCAAGGTCTTGCACACTGCCCTTGGCATTTAGAATCTCTTCCCAGATTTCGGGACCGACGCCGCGATCACAGAGGAGTTTCTCGAGCACAGGGTTCTTACGAACGTAAGTACCTTTAGCTTGTTTCGCTACGAAGTAGTTGCTATCGATCGGTTCAATGCCCTGGCTAAATGCTCCGCTGATAACACTATTTGTCCGAGTAGGAGCAACAGCGAGAAGATGAGTATGACGCATGCCACTGCCAACACACCATTCAGGTTCTCCGAATCGTTTCGCCAGTTCTCGTGAGGCAATCTCGGATTTTTCTCGTATCCATCGATGTGCTTCGATGTTGAGTTCGCGAGCGCCAGGCGAGCTGAAAGGTAATCCACGTTTCTGATACAGAGTGTGCAGACCCATGGTGCCAAGACCTAGGGCACGAGATTTTTCGGCAAAACGGACGGAACGACCGAGTCCAACCTTGTCTTTTGCTTTACGAATGAACTCTGAAACGACTGCATCAAGGAGATGAATCGCGAGTTCGGGGACTGTACGTCCAGAAGTAGGAGATTTCCAACCACTAAACTCGTCGTACCGACTAAGATTGAGGCTGCTAAGGACGCAGACGAACGTATGATGCTCATCGGTATGCAGGAAGATTTCTGAACA